AGAAAACAAACGCGTGTACTTAGCGTTTGTTCGGAAGAAAATTGTCGTGACTGTCCGGGTTCTCCGGAGCGTGTTTAACGTCTTGTCATGACGGTTAAGTCGAGGAGTGGCCCCCCTCGTGGCTCGCGGCGTTGCCGTGTCTCCCGCCGGTTGATGAAGTGCACAATCAACCGGGCGGTCAACTCTTGGTGCCGCATTTTCTCTCATCCTCCCCTTCCTTTTGAGCCGCAATCTGAGGATTGTGCTGGGCTGATGAAGGAGGCGAAACTTTTTCTTGGCCGTGATCTGCCCTCTGTTCCAGAGGAGCAAGTCATGGCCTTTCGGTCTATAAAAAAGCTTCTCCCGCCTTCTTGTCGTTGCCTAGAAAAGGGGATGATGGAAAGTTTGGTGGAGTCCATGCTCAGGGACTCCGTCTCTCTTCCCGAAGGCTATCTTGCCTTCGCGCGAAAGCTGTCGGCTCAGATTTTTCCTAGCAATTGGGATTCCTCGTACAGGAACCATTGCTATTCGACAGCTCCTCCTTTGTCTGCTTGCGCTGAGAATTCTCAATCCTCCGGGGGTCAGTTGGCGGGTACGCCTCTTGACCACTCGGAGTTTCTTGATGCTGTTCTCCTCGGCAAGTTGGGGAGTGATCGCGCCACGGCCGTTCTTGGAGTTGTGCAGTCTGCTGGTAAGCCCAGACCATTGGCGTCCTTTTCCTCGGACACTTTGGTTTTAAAACCACTGCACAAGGCGATCTATGATCGCATCTCCAGCAAGAAGTGGCTCCTTCGGGGCGAATTGACCGACGACCGACTGGCTAAGGCCGGCTTTCGTCGAGGGAATGGCAGTCTGGTTTCTGGTGACTACCGTTCGGCAACAGATAACCTCCCCATTGAGGTCGCGGAGGCTGTCCTGGACGTGGCTTTGTCGAATGCCACTCGGGTCCCGGAAGCCATTGGGGGTTACGCGAAGCGCGTGTTGCGTCCTTATGTTTATATGAGCCGGTTCGAGCATAATGCGAATGATGGATCTTTTTGTGGTGACCTGACGTCGGGCAACCCATGTTCGCATGGGGGGCACGTTCGGGACCCTGAGATCCTTAACTCGAATGCGGCGTTTCGGATGCGCGCTTCTCAGCAGATGGGCTCTCTGCTTTCGTTCCCCTTACTCTGTATACAGAATTACATCGCTTATCGGTGGACTTGTTTCAAGACTCGGACTAAGTCTCGAAACATCCCCGTGCTTATCAATGGCGATGATATTCTGTTTCAATCTACGACAGAGTTCGCGGCCGCTTGGATGGATGAGGTTGGTAGGGTGGGTCTGGAGGTGGAGCGTACTAAAACGTCCGTTAGCGAGGATTTTGGTTCTTTGAACTCGACCTTGGTTCGTTGGTCGGGGGACTGTCTTCGGGTAGTCCCTACTCTTCGCTTTGGTATGCTCCGCTCTCCCGATTTCCCTCATTGCCTCTCAAAGGTTTTTTCCGAGTTTGTCTCCTGTGCCCCCCGCTCCGGCGGGCGGAGGTTCTATGCAGCCCGCGAGTGGTTCTCCTGGCAGCGTCCGTCTTTCCAATCTGGCCTTTCGTTGGCCGAGCTTGGGTTTTCGGGTTCGCTTGCTTGGAGAGCCGCATCGCGCGAGGGGCTGTTAGAGCTACAGAAGGCTCGGATTGAAGCCGGAGGGACCTTGGACAAGGTCCTCCCACCCGTTCGGGATCTTCACAACGTCGTGCTTTCCGGCGACAATGTTGTGAGTGTACCCTCTTTGACGGGGGAGGAGGAGCTGGCCTTTGGTCGGGAGGTCGTTGCGTGGAAGTGGACATTGGCGCGGAACGTTAGGATTAATCGGGCTTTGTCAAAACTTCGTTTCTACCTTGCGCTGCATAGCGTGAGGAGAGCGGAAGAGCCTGATCCTGCGGTTTTCGCGTGTTCACGAGCCCTGGAGCAACGGCCATGGTGCGATCGTCGTCGTGAAGACGTTCGCTGGAGGGATGTGTACAAGGAGGCCTTCTTCAAGCCACGCCCGGTGGAGGCCGGCGTTAAGCTTTATTTTGACTATTTAGATAGGCTTCCCTCGTACGAGGAATGTGGTCCGCAGGTGAGGGGGGACCGCCCGGTTCGTTCCATCAAAGGCAAATACCTTGAGGCTCTTTATGCTCATGGCGTCTGTCGGCAAGACAAAGGGAATGAGGGCCGATTCAATTTGGCGGCGTGAGCAACGCCGCAGGGAATGGAAGTTTCTTGTGGATCCAAGTTAGGACGCCCTCCGAGGATGGATGGGT